GTAATGTAAACTGGTGTTGGCACTGAGTAAGTGTCGTAAACGACTTTGCTCGTCCGCTTATTACGTGTATTAAAATTGATCTGTCCGGTGCCCACGTCTCCATACTTTCTTGCGGCGGAGGCATTGGCAAAATCTCCTGTTTTATCCACGTTGATCTTCTTGGCAACAGTGATATGACCGCCAACCCCCCCTACTAAGTCACCAATTTCAGGTATATTGGCTTGGATCACTCCTTTCCGTGTCAAATCCTTTTGAACACCAGTTCTCTCAATTGTGACAACTGGAAGAATAAGCATTCCATCATCATCACGCAAAGTGGAGGACTGCTTGGACTGCACAGCACGTTCGGCTGTCACCCACAGTACGGGAATTTGTTTCCACCCCTCAAAGGTTTCCGCATTAATCTGCATGGTGTTTTGAAGCCAATCAAATAAAGCATAGTCTATGCTTTCAATGGTTGAAGGGCGGAAAGGAATCTCAACACCAGTGTCCTCTTCGTGTGGAACAGGAACAAGAGCGTTTTTATCTTTATTCGGCATTGAAAACGCCCTCTCTGGCCCTTATGCACTTGGCTGAAATTTGCATCTTATGGTTGACCTGGCCAAACATTAAGTCAGGTAATGACCATGAGACGATCTCATAAAAAAATTCACCAAATTTGACAAAATCGCCCTCGCGGACATATAAATCTTGGTCCTCAGTGAGTCTTCTGTTGTGAAAGTGCAAGGTAAGAGAAGAAGTTTTATCAACTCCGTACTTGTCAGTAGTAGTTTGATGGCCTTCCCAATCTACGAGCACGAAAACGCGGAGAGGAGGCAAAAAAGATTTATTTGTAGCTTCACCATAAATAGGATGGAAGTCGGTATGTTCCATGTTGACCGGATAATAGAGAATTTGTTGTCCGACAACTCTTTCTAGCAGTTCGTCACTAACCTGCTTAACAAAGTCCCGCTCCTTTTTACCAGCAAAGAGAGGCGGGGGCGGTTGTGCAGGTTGCTTCCACTGATTGTCATCGGCCATGTTTTATTTATCCTATAAAAATTGACTGTTGAGGTACTCTTTCTAGGGTTTTTACAGCTGACTCCATTTTTTCAGCCTCTGACGCTGCTAGCTTGTTATAAGTCAGGTCGTCCAGGGTTGTCTTCAGTTCTTCTCTCAGTTTCTCTTGCTCTTCCTTAGCTTGAGCTAATAACTCAGAAGCATTTAAGGTTATTGTGTTGCCGGGAATCGGCAAACTTCCAAACTTGCCACGTATCTGTCCCAACATCTCTTTACAGAGGGCCAGGCCAAAACGGCGAATCCATTGTTTACCAATACTGTTAATACTGGAGTATGGCAAGTTTTCAAATGGTAGTGTATTCATATTGTTTACACCAAAAACACCCTCCTCCTTGTCAGAGGCCTCATCCCAAGGTTCCGAGGGAATCGTAAACTTGACCCAATACTTTTTAATACCAACGGATGGATCTAACGGTACCGGGAAAATACGCAAGATATTATTACGTAGTTCATAAGAATAATGAGAATTTCGTGACCATATAGCATCTTTGAAAGCCATTGCTTGAGCTTTATTCTGCCACACTGGGATCACCTGGAACGTTGAATCATCGGCGAATTGCCCATAGGTCGAAAAGTTACCAACCACATTGAGGCCGCCATAGTACCCATAAAATCTCCACATGGCGCGCGGAGTTTTATAAAAAACTTCCCGAATGACGACGCGCTTGTTACCTACAAGGAGTTTATACGGGAGGTCGCCGGTGGAAAGGGCTGCACTAGAGGAAATGATAGTTTGTAAATTATAATCCTGGACGCCCGATTCTGGAGCGAAAGACGCTGAGTATACTGTGTCGTCTCCGCCGACGACAGACCACGTTGAGGTGCCTCGGGCGACTCGGCGCGAGTACTCGAATCGTGTTTTGGGAAACCTAAGTTCAATATTTGAACCTGAAAGTGTCTCGCCACTCTTAATTTGACCATCCTGATCAAACGAGGCAGTCGTCGCACCGAGAGCATCAGATAAAATATTCTTTGCCTGGTGCACATTTAGAATATAAGAATATTCTAAAACAGCCTCTTCGTATGCGGCGTAAACGTTATCGCAAGTTAACTCAATGTCCAGAACATCGCCGCCAAGCTTCTTATAGACATATGAAACCTGATCGACGGCGCCCGACACAAAGTCAGCGCTATCATAAATACCGAATACAAGACCATCACTAACGTCAGAATGTGTTCCCGTCGAGGGAAGTACAACAGAGCTAATGCTACTCTGCGGAGTTAAAATTGGGACTGCCATGCATGGTACCCTCCTAAATGGTAATTAGTTCCTAAAAAAACAAAACCCCGCTCTCTCGAAAAAGAACGGGGCTTTGCTAATTTTTAATTAAAAACTTAGTTTACACTAAATCTTTAACCACGACCACACCATACATGTCTGGCCTGACCATCTTCTTCGCATAGCGCGTCATAACGCCCTTGCGAGGCACGAAGTCTTCGGGCCCAAAGATGGTAGGAGTGACCTGTAGAGGTACGTACGGAGCGTACACAAAGCCACTCTCCAAGAAGCTATTGCCCTTGCGTCCAACAAGAATAACGTTTCTTGGGAAGTAGGGGTCAACAAAGACATCCCACTTCTTGCTCAGGTTTCCGACATTAACAGCACCGACGGTACCTTTGTTGTCATCAGCCGTCACATTGGCACGGAATCCAGTGGTGAACTCTAAGAGGTTTGCAACCTCAGGAGAAACAACACAGAAGTTCGCGCCGCCACGGAGGGTCTTCCGGTGGATACGAGCAGACACGTCATTGATGGTCTCAATGAGAGTCTCATACCACTCGGAAACAGTACCGGTAAACTCAGGATAACCATGAGCAGTGTCAATCAATTCGAGTGAAGCACCAGACTCACGGTTAAGGAAGTTACCAGGCAAGCGTGACCAGTAAAGAGTGCCAGCAGTGGCGCCCTTAAGCAGGTCCTCAAGGATCTCGCGATCGATTTCTAGAGCAATCTGCTCAGAAAGAATGCTGGTCAATTCAACCTCAGCATCGAGGTTGTGATAAGCATTCAAATCCTGTCCAAGCTCAGGGGTCCACTTGGCCTTGAGCTTCTTGGTCATTGCGGTGACACTCACGGAGTCCACCTTGATGTCAATCTCGGGAATCGCAGTCTGATCCTCAAGACCCCAAGACGTGGCACCAACGATGGCACCGAGGCCTCGGGCATCACCCTCGACAGTAACGTTGTCGAAGTTATCAGTGATTGGGAATCCAAAGACACCGTCGCCGTCATCGCCGGCGGCCGTTAACTCCATCATCATACCAGCAAGGCCCCAAATGGGATCGTCAAGACCGCCCTGGGCTTGAGTACCCGTAGCCTGGAAGACCATGTTGATTAACCACCCAGACGAATTGGGGTTTGGCACGGGGTTAAGGTTACCATCAGAAGCCGTAGGAATCGAAGACAAGCGACGAATCATGCGGCAAGTGGTGAATGAAGCCGTGGGAGCAATAGCCACCAAGTCCTTAACATCCAATTGAGCCCAGTCAGTGTCACCAGGCATCTGTACTACAGCAACGGAAGAACCGGAAAGATCCGGATCGTAGCTGATAAGCTTCTGGAGGTCAGTACCGTTAACACCATTGGCGTTGTCTGGCACCCCGGCCTGACCGGCAGCGATCAAGGTGAAGGTGGCCTCACCAGAGCTAGTCGGGGAAGAATAACCGTTGTTTAGGTTATAAAAGCTTCGCTCGGCGTTAAGATTGGTAAGATCCACACCACCAGTAATCTGGTGACCAACAACACCACCGCCGAATAGCGAGCCATCAGTGGCCTCGCCAAGCTTCTCAGAGTTGAAAGTGAAGTCCAGGAAGAAGATGAGGCCCGAGGGCAAGCTCATCGGCTGCACTGAAACTAGCTCGTTAGCAACTAAGCTACCGAACACTCGACGCACGATGGGGAATGCGACGGCTGCAAAGCCCTCAACATCACCACCGGACATTGTTGAAACTTCACGAAGAAGTTCCTTTGCTTGGTTCTCAAGCATGACGGCCATGCCGTCCTTGGATCGTTCATTACCCAATCCCTCTAAAAGACCAGTCTTCTCCCACTTATCGCGAAGAGCAGCTCCATCTTTAGAGAGATTGCGATTAACGATGCCTTCTGTTAATTTATTTAAAATAGACATTATAATTTCTCTCCTTTTATGTTATTTTATTCCTGCTAATTTCTTCATCCGGTTGAAATGTCCTGTGTTTTCGGCCTCTTGGGCGTCCTGACGGGGCAGTCTAAGGGATGAATTATTTCTGCTCACCACTTCGCTTAGTGTTTCTGGTCTCTTCTGTTGGGAAGATACACCCACCGTGCTCTGAAGGGTTTCAAATATAACCTTAGCTTCTTGTACAGAGTTTGCATTTGACAAGGACTCGACAATTTTACTCTTTTGCCGCTCATTCAGGGAGGGGCTTGATAAAATGCGATTTGTGTACAGAAGCCTCGCGTTAGATAAATTCACTTCCTGAAGCTTATTCTTCAAGGTCGTGACAACTTTTATCACTTCTTCGTTTTTAAATTCCAAAGAAACGATATTTTCATTTAATATTTTGTTCTCGTCGCCTAGGAGGCCCACAGCCTCTTCTAGTTCTTGAGATATTTTTGTAGATACTTGTAATGTCGGACTAACAAGGTTGTTATCCTTAGAATACCGGAAGTCCTCAGCATCCTCGGAGGCCTCGGCCTGATCAACCGCCAACTGAATATCGGCGATGGGCCGCTCGATCCACCCAGATTTCTGGGGATCAATGTCTACTTCTAGTTTTTCAACCAGTTCTTCCAGGTCGAGAATATCAATCTCTTGGTCATCATCCTCAGTTAACACCTCTTCAATTAAGTTCGAAGTAATTTCCACCTCTAGGTTGTTATCCTCTGCCATCAATTCCTGTTCTAGGGCCTCGAAATCAATCTCCAGGTCCTCGGAAAGAGGTTGAGCCACGTTAGATAATCCAACAGGTACGGCCGCGCTAGCTGTATCGATATCAGGACATGGGCATAGTCCTTCAGCAGGAGGTACATCGGGGACCTCCTCAGCTGAGTCCTCGTCGAGAGCCCCGGGGTCGCCCATCATGGGGTCCATCGGCATAGGTTCTTCCATAGCCATGGGATCTTCCTGTTCACTCAGAAGCGACTCAACCGCGTCTTTTATATCAGTAGAATACTTTTCCAAAATGGTAGATTCCGCACTTTTAATCGCGGCTTCTCTTAACGCTTCAGCATCTATAATTGCTTCATCTAGCATCATTGACATACAGTATCTCCAAAAAAATTACTTTCCTTTATTAAGTAGTTTATAACTATCGAAAAAGCTAAGAAATTTTAGAGGTTAGGCTTATCAGACGATGTTGTCGACGCCATACAGTTTGATGAGAAACTGGCCGGCTGTGTAAGCAGTGGTGACGGAGCCGTTGCTGGGCTGACCGGACAACGCCATGTATACATACAAATAAAGGTCGTCCAATCCGGCGGCCATGACGTTTTGGTCGCCCGTGGTGAGAGCTCCCGCCGCGGCGGTGCCGGAGAACCCGGTGAACGCGGCGAGCGACTGGTTGGTGCCAGTAGTGTACACAGCACCCGCAGCGATCTCGTTGCTAGACGCTCCTAGACCAATATCAGCTTCGCCGGCAACTCCGCCAGCCACAGGTGTTTCTAAACAGTATAGTTCCGCTCTTATTATGAACCCATTAACGGCATTCGTTAATTTTGTGATATATGCATCAGCAACGCCTGCTTCACCGATAATCGAATTGGTAAGGTTCTTGTGGGAGGCGGGTGTGGCGGCGCCTAAGTCGATCCATATTTGGGTTTCGATCAAGCCGTTAACTTTGGCCACGGTCGATTTATAAACCAAACCAGAACCATCAAAGCCA